AATACAGCCCCCTAATAGGAGCTAAATCATGGCTATTTCTCGTTCACAACTCGTAAAAGAGCTGGAGCCGGGCCTAAACGCTCTGTTCGGTATGGAATACAAGCGCTATGAAAATGAGCACACCGCCATTTTCTCCGTCGAACAATCTGATCGTGCATTTGAAGAAGAGGTCATGTTGACCGGCTTTGACGAAGCGCCGACCAAGAATGAAGGCGCTGGCGTTTCGTATGACAACGCGCAGGAGTCGTTTACTGCTCGCTACACCCACGAAACCATCGCTCTGGCGTTCGCGCTGACCGAAGAGGCAATCGAAGATAATCTCTACGATCGTCTTTCAGGCCGCTACACCAAAGCATTGGCTCGTTCGATGCAATACACCAAGCAAGTTAAAGCATCTTCTGTATTGAATAACGCGTTCAATACGTCAGGTTCCTATAACGGTGGTGACGGCGTGTCGCTGTGTAACAGCGCGCACCCAACCGCTCTTGGCCCTAACTTTAGCAACGTCGCAGCGACTGCTGCCGACCTGAATGAAACCTCGCTTGAGCAAGGTATTATTGATGTCGCCGGTTTCACCGACGAACGTGGTTTGAAAGTTGCTCTATCGGTTCGCCGCATGATCATTCCTAAGGAACTGCAATTTACCGCAGAGCGCCTGATGAAATCGGTCCTGCGTACGGGAACCGCAGACAATGACATCAACGCCACCAAATCGATGGGCATGGTGCCAGAAGGCTACTTTGTTAATCACTTCCTGACGGACCCAGATGCATGGTTCCTGATGACTGATGCGCCTAACGGCATGAAGATGTTCCAGCGTACCGCAATCAAGACCGCTTTTGAAGGCGATTTTGATACCGGCAACGTCCGCTATAAGGCTCGTGAGCGTTATAGCTTCGGCTGGTCCGATCCTCGCGCAATTTGGGGTTCAGAAGGTTACACCCCGTAATGGGGCGTTAAAAAAGGGGGCTTCGGCCCCCTTTTCTTTTATTGGCAATAGTGTATATTGACATTATTCCGGGATTTTCCGGTGTATCTGACAGTCCCGGCTGACGACATGCAGACAGATACGCCCTCACTTGCATGTAAGGAAAAATCATGGCTCAAACCACATTCTCCGGCCCAGTTACGTCTAATGCTGGTTTTAATTCGGACGAAACCGTAACGACTGCTGACTACACATCAGGCAGTTACAACCTCACCGATTTCACTGTACGCCCTGCGTCAACGTGGACAGGCACAGTAGCGGCATTGGTTGGCGCGGCTAATTCCCGCACTGCGGGAGTCTCTGGCGGCACAATCATTGGCTGCTATACCCAGACTTCAATGGGAGCGTCAGCCACCACTGTAATTACAGGTCTTAATACTGCTTTGATGGGTGTTGTAGACATGGGCGCAAGCACAAACACAGGCGCTACTTACGGTTCAGTTTTTGACTTTACCTCGTTCTCTGGTTCACGAGGTGTGCGGCCCACAGCCTTTATTGGTTTTGGAGATGACGCACAAAACAGCCTTGGCGTGTTGAACTTGTTTGACGTTGGCCGTAGTACTTCTACCGTTAGCTCGGGGGCAAGCGGTAACGTATTGTTTTGCACTGCTCCTTGTGGCGCTACTACAGGTTCTTTACGTGTTCTTGTCAACGGCGCTATTCGTTACATTCCTCTAGCTACTAGCCAAGTATGATTGAGCTAGACCTTAAAGAGCGCCTTGAGGTGTTAGCGGCCCAGAGGCGGCAAGGGGAAGCCAATTTAAATGCTATCGCTGGGGCCATGCAGGAATGTCAATATTGGCTGCAAAAGATAGCAGACAAACGGGAGCAACAACATGACGATGCAAATTAATGTCCTAGCCAGTGCGGGGTGCTTTGATTTTCTTTCCTGCCACCTAATTAGGAGTTCGCCATGGCATACATGAGCGATTTACAGAGCACATACCGCACGACGGATGGGGCCATTTTTACTGGCCGCACCCGTATTAAGGCGATATATGTCTCTCCTGACACTACAACAGGTTCGGTATCCATTACCGACGGCAGTGGCGGCACGGTTCTTTACAGAATAGACGTTCCTTTGGGAAGTAGCGCAATTTATATGTCTCTCCCCGAGGACGGTATTTTGTTTAAAAGCGGGGCCTACGCGGACCTTACAACTGTTATTTCTGCCACATTCTTTTGGGCATAAGGGGATAAAAATGATGATGAAAATGAACAAAAAGCGTAAAAAGTCGAGCATGTCGATGGATAAAGGCATGAAAATGGTCAAATCTACCAAAAAAGGTATGGCTGGCGACGATATGTTGAGTATGGACACCATTCCTATGATGAAAAGCAAAGGTGGCCCTATTAATCAACATAAAAGAATGGCCATGGGCATGCCTGTAGCTACAGGTAAGAACATGGGCGGTGTAATGGGCTACGAGCACGGGGGCAGTGTCACTGGTCGCGGCTATGGCGCAGCCCGTACGCAGAAAACCAAGATCTGCTAATCATGCCACGCAAGAAAGAAGTCCCCATCAAAACCTCTGTTAAGTCGGGTAATTTTCGCCCGACAAAGGCAGGGGCGGGGATGACTGAAAAAGGCGTAAAAGCGTATCGGAAAGCAAATCCGGGAAGCAAATTGAGTACTGCAGTGACAGAGGATAAGCCTTCTGATGCCCGCGCTGCGCGTAGGAAGTCTTATTGCGCACGTAGTGAGGGCCAGATGGATAAGTTCCCTAAGGCGGCAGCAGACCCAAATAGCCGGTTACGACAGGCCCGTAAAAGATGGAAGTGCTGACATGGAAATGGTACTGTGGAATGTACTTCTCTCTTTTTTGCTGGCCATTGTTGGTTGGATAATTCGAGAAAAGTCCGAGGAATTACATCGTATTCAGATTTTATTGAATAAGACTCGGGAAGAAGTAGCAAAAGAATACCTTACGCGCGCAGAAGTGCATGCGGACATTGCTCGAGTGTTAGACCGATTAGACCGATTAGACGTAAAGATAGACCGTTTAATGGAGCATAGGAATGCCAACTAAATGACTACTTCCGGTGTTGCTACATTTAACCTTGAGTTCGATGAACTGATCAACGAGGCGTATGAGCGTTGTGGGTTGGAGACAAGAGAGGGTTTTGACATGCGCACCGCGCGTGTATCGCTAAATCTATTGTTTGCAGAGTGGGCCAACCGTGGATTGAACCTTTGGACGATTGAGCAGCGGTCGGTGACAATGGTATCTGGGCAAGCTGAATATACGCTACCTTCTGATACTGTGAATGTCTTATCCGCGGTTATCCGTACTGGATCAGGTCAAACGCAACAAGATGTCACGATAGATCGTATTAGTCAGAACGAGTACTTACATCTTCCTGATAAGAATACGATGTCTCGTCCTTCCCAATTCTATGTCCAACGTACAATTTCACCTAAATTGTTTGTTTATCCTGCGCCTGATAGCGCAGAATCCTACCTATTTCGCTACTATGGCGTGAGGCGTATTGAGGATACGGGGGGCTTCACCAATACGGCCGACATTGTCTTTCGCTTTTTGCCTTGCTTGGTAGCCGGTCTTGCTTACTATTTAGCAATGAAAAAGTCTCCTGATCGCATTGTTTTGTTGAAGCAAATTTATGATGAAGAGTTTACGCGTGCCGCACAAGAGGATCGTGACATTGCAAGCGTATACCTAACACCGGATTTTAGTTTGTAAAATGTCATACACAACGGGTAAATATGCGCTTGGAATATGCGACCAGTGTGGTCAGCAGTTCATGCTCAATGATTTAAAAAAGGAATGGACGGGATTTAAGGTATGTCAGGAATGCTATGAGCCAAAGCATCCTCAGTTAAATACGCAACGAGCAATTAATGAGCCTATCGCACTCCTGCAACCTAGGCCTGATGGAATACAAACAGTTAGGGTATCGCTTATTTACGGTGGCGATTCTACTTTTTCTAGTGTAGGTATGCAGCCTGCTCCTGTAGCGCGCCCTTTGACAGCGGCTGGAGTACTTGGAACGGTTACGGTGACGATCACATGAACTATGCAGAGCTTACTGCCGCGATACAAGACTATGTGCAAAGTGAGTTTACTGGCACAGAGTTAGCTACGTTCGTCCAACAAGCCGAACAGCGCATCTACAATAATGTCCAGTTTGCTTACCTGAGAAAAAATGTCACAGGTGTGCTTACTAGCGGAAATAAGTACCTTTCCGCTCCTCTTGATTTTCTTTCTACCTATTCCTTGGCGGTAATTGATGATGATGGGGACTACAATTATTTATTAAACAAAGATGTGAACTACGTCCGACAGGTATACCCATCAGGGACCTATGAGGCCATCCCAAAATATTACGCTATATTTGGCCCTACTATAGTGAGTAGCGCGTTAACCAACGATTTGAGTTTTATCGTAGGTCCTACACCCGATCAATCCTATGATGTAGAACTACATTATTATTTTTATCCAGAATCAATTGTTACTGCTGGCACAACGTGGCTTGGTGACAACTTTGATTCAGCGCTTTTATATGGCGCTTTGGTGGAGGCCTATACCTTCATGAAGGGCGAGCAGGATATGATGGTTCTGTACGATACAAAATACAAGGAAGCATTAGCATTGCTGAAGAATTTGGGTGATGGTAAGCAGCGTGGCGATGCCTATCGCGATGGCCAACTTAAACTACCGGTTAGTTGATTATGGCTATTACGCAAACATGGACAACTAGCTTTAAGTACCAGATCCTGTTGGGTGAGCATGATCTGGATACGGACGTATTAAAAATAGCTCTTTATACAAGTTCTTCCTCATTGGGGGCGAATACCACGGTGTATACAACAACAGGGGAAACCTCAGGTACGGGCTACACTGCAGGCGGCGTTGTTTTGACTAATGTCACAGTAAGTTCTGGGAATGGCATTGCCTATGTAGGGTTTGATAATCCAACATGGTCTGGGACATCCTTTACCACACTTGGCGCGTTGATTTACAACTATACCAAGAGTAATAAATCAATTGCGGTATTGGATTTTGGCCGAAGCCAAACCACAACAAACGAAAACTTTGTTTTGCAAATGCCTGCTAATAATCCAACTTTTGCTTTAATTCGACTTGTTTGACTATTTAAAAAATAGGGGATTTCAATGGAATTAGTTACCACGACCAAAGGCGATATGGATGCCTCCTTGCTGGAGAAGCGCGAGGGTAATGTCGATAACGATAATGAATACACTACGTGGGTAGAGTATTGGCTAGATGGCGAACTGGTACATCGTTCTGCCCATGTTCAACTAAAAAAAGCGGTGGGGCTAAAAGTCGAAGCCGCATCTTTTACATGAACTTCCTTACCGAGTTGAAGAAAGTGTGCCCCTGCTGTAAGCAGGAGAAAGACATGCTTTCTTTTTCAATTCGACAAACCGGCCCCCGCACTGGGCAACCGGTGGGGTATTGTAAGACATGCAACGTGGAAATTCAGAGGTCGAGAAAACAGCGTGACCCCAGCATCTATCGGCGTATTGAGTGGCCGTCCAAGTTAAAGCGTCTGTATGGCATCACCGTAGACGACTACTACAAGATGTTGGAAAATCAAGGCGGTGGGTGCGCTGTTTGTGGAACCCGCGTACCAAGTCAGCGCAAGCGAAAGTACGTGGACATAGAGATGTTTTTCGTTGACCATTGCCATTCAACTGGTAAAGTCCGAGGACTGCTTTGCAGCAGATGCAATCGGGGCATCGGGTATTTTGATGACAATCCTAGTCGGTTAGAGATGGCCGCTGCTTATTTAAAGGAGTAATAAAGTGAGTAATACACAAAGCATGTGCACCTCGTTTATGAGCCAGCTTATGTTGGGGGAGCATCAACTTGGTACGGCAACGCTTACTTCGCGTACCAGTTTAACTGCACCAACTACCGACACGCTTAAAGCTGCTTTGTATCTAGCCTCTGCTACGGTAGACGCAAGCACCACAGCATACAGTGCTAGTAATGAAGTGTCAGGCACTGGCTATGCTGCGGGCGGTGTTACGGTAACCAATGCAACTACGCCAACCTCTACTAACGCATCGGCAACAGCGGGCGTAGCGTTTTTTACGCCTTCGGCCAGTATTACGTACACGACAGTAACTTTAGCTACTGCGTTTGACGCGGTGTTGTTGTATAACTCTACGCAATCCAACAAGGCAATTAGCGTTCATACCTTTGGTTCGCAGACTATTACAGCGGGTACGTTTACGCTGACGATGCCGTCGAATACAACGACAACTGCGTTGATCCGTCTGGCTACCACCTAATAGGAATAGCGGGGTAACTCGCTGGAGCAGCTATGTCTTTTGGAATATTTGCATTTTCTGAAGCTGCTTTTGCTGCGTCACCCGCGCCC